CTATTAAAAAACGTAATTGTGAAACCAGTAGCACTTTTACTGGTTATAGCATAGAAATCACCACTAGCCAAGTTCTGAGCAGAAATTCCTACACCTTGTAATGATTTAAATGCAGGTGAAAATGTTATTGTCTTTGCTCCTGCTCCGCTTGCAATATCGTTTTCAGCTATAACTCTATCTGGCATGTCAACCGTTACAGATAATGCACTAACACTTGGGGTAGCTTCTGAATCTAATGAAGTTAACACTGCTCTAAACTTAAATCCTCTAGCTTTATAATCTCCAACAAAAAATTTTCTAAATGAAGTATATGTTGGGCTTCCACTTCCTGGGTCGTCTTCTGTAGTTGCTATTTGCAATTCAACATTTGTATCACCAAATTCATTTGCATCACCATCAAATAAACCTTCACGAGCATCAAAATTTCCAGTCGCATCATCAAATGAAATTCCAAAATCTACTCTATTCATTGTTACATTTGCTGTTACTCTATTTGTAAAAACACCTCCAACATCAATATGTGTATCAAAATCATAAGTTCCACTTGCAGAAACTTTACCACCTCCACCATCAAACAAACCACCAGTGGTATCAAAGTTTCCTGCACCACTATCGAACAATGTACTTGTTGCTAATCTTAATGTATTTCCTACAACAACTACATTTGATTTTGCCCCAGAAAAAGATGGGTTTTGTGTAGAAGTAGAAACTAAATTTAAATCTTTTATTTCTTGAATAATCGCTACAGAAGATGTTGCATCAAGTGATTCATTACCTAGTTTATCAACTGCTTTAATAAAATATGTGCCTGTCATAGCAGGAACAACTGCAGTATTTGCTGGTCTTGAAACTTTAGCTATCAAATCAACAGAATTTGCATATGTTGCACTTGCTGTAGTATCTCTTGAATGTCTAATTCTATAATGTGATAAATCTAAATCACCAACTGGTGTCCAGGATAAATGTGCTTCCGTATTAACTATATTTATTGAAAAATTTGTTACTGTTTCTGGAGGTGCTGTTTTACCAACTATTTGATGTGTTGTTGAAACAAATACAGAACGACTAAGTGAAGTGATTGTTCTTGCTCTTACATTGTAGATTGCATCATCTTCAACATTTATTAATTCAAATTTTTTACCACTTGCTTTTCCTAAATTTATAAAATCTGTATCAGTGGTTTTTTTAGCTTGAACTTCAAAATCAGTAGCAAACAAATCAGCAGTTGTAGCTTCAACAACTAATACACTAATAGCTTCTTCATTAAGAACTCTTAATTCATCTGATACAGAAATGTTTGGTGTTGCAACATTAAATGGGTTAGGTAAAGTTGTATCTATTAATTCATCTATTGGGTCTTGTGTGCCAAATGTATAATATGAATCTTGATGTTCTGAACAAGTCAAACTTATTGTGTGATCTGCATTTAAAGTCATTCCTTGAACTCTAAAAGGCTTTGCAGAAAAACTAGGTGTTGCATGGGTTATATTTACAATATCTCCAACTAATAAATCTAATGCTGTAGCATCTGCTTTAAATGAAACATTTAAACTTGATCTTGAACGTCTTAAAATTATTTCTGCCATTTCTTGTGCTTGAAATTTATTTGTAAACATTGAATAATCAAACCTACCTTCCAATAATATTCCACCATCTTCAGCTAATAATGTAGAATGTTTATCTGTACTATCTATTAATGATTCATCAACTGGTGGAAACTGTGCTGAATCTGATTGATAATTTTTATCTGGATTTATAAAATTTACTATGACTCTATTAAATCTTGAATTTTTGTTTTTACTTATAACATTTATTCCACCCAGGATATTATCTTCTGTAAGTGTAATTGAAGCTGTTCCAGTGCTTTCAACCAAAATATTATATTTGCCACCAGAAAAATTTAAATATGATCTTGAACCCCTTACAAACTCTTTAACATTATCTATTGCATTTTTTGCAGTATCTATAACTGTATTACTATTCATTAAATCAATTGTGTTTGATGTTGTTTCTCCACCATATCCAAACCCAAAACCATGAAATGTGATAGGTAGATTATTTGCACTTACTGGTGTTATTTGTGTATCACAAACATTTGATGCTGTCTGCCAATCTGCAAAATTACTATCAAAATAACTATTTGTTATTCCCATACCAAACCTATCGTTTCTCAAATAATCTAGCATTTGTAAAACTGGGTTATCTGAAAATGCCCAAGTTGAACTGTTATCTGCTCTATGGCTTCCACTCCCTCCAGTAACAGTGCTATCTAATCTTGGGTCATATACCTTACGACCTTTAACCAATGCTTGAACAGTTGGCAATGAACCAAAAGCATCAGCGTTCCATCTAAATTCCAAAGCTAAATATGCTAATCCAGAAAGTTTATGGTCTGTTGTCCAACTTGTATTTGATTGTCCTAAAAGATTAGATGAACCTTGTGAATCAGTTCCAAAATGTGCTTCAACTCTTATCAAACCTTGATTTTCTTCTGTGTCAAAAAAGTTTTGATCTGAACTACTTACATTCCGTATTACATTATCACTAACAGTGCCATCAAAAACGACCAATTTGTCGTTTACATAAATCCCATCAATACTTGAAATTTCGCCTTCACTTAAAACTAGTGCCATCATTAAAAATTTATTATCTGCTGTGCTTTGACTTGAATGCCTAGTTTCTAAATAAACAATATTGCCACCAACTTTTCTTTTTCCATAAATAATTGGTATAGCACCATTTGCACTTATTTTATTTACTAATATTCCTTTTGCATTTTGATCTGGTCTAAGTGTGCCAAAATCTGGAATATCTGGCGTTGGAACTATCCATGAAATAACATCATCAACTATGTCAACAATACCATCAACAATATCGTCAATTATGTCTACAATATCATCAATAGGATTCCAGCCACCCATTTATATAAATCTCCAATTAGAACCCATATTTTTAAAACCTAATTTTTGAAAAACTGGGTCAATACCTAAACCAGAAGTTATGGATAAAACTAAAGGCAAACCATCAGCTTGTTTTTTTACACTATCAATTAAGGTTTTTACTAAATTAAAATTTCTATAATCTTTTTTTACATAAACTATTTGTATTTGCATTATTTCTGTTTTACTAAAAAAATATTCAGATTTGTTAAACATACAACAAGCAATTAATTTATCTTTCTCTAAATCCTTCATTAACATAATTTTACCTTTTTTTAACATTGTATTGATAAAATTAATTAATTTATTTCTATCTATATCTGGATAATCAGCATCTGACAAATCAACATTTTTATATTCTATAGCTAGTTCATAGATACTTTCAACGTCTGATTTTTCTGCATAATATAAATGAGTACTGGTCATTCTCTTCCCCATTTAATATCTCTTACTGTCAATGCACTAAAATTCATTCCTAAATCTGTTGGGAAAAATCTTTGTTGTGAATTATTTGAAGTTGTCCTTCCACTTTTTTTGCTAAAATTTCCCCAATGTGAACTAATTATTAAAACTAATGTTGCTGTTGATGTATTATCTGCAACTTTAAATTCATCTATTGTTCCATAAAACAACAAAAATGGGTCTGCAATCAATGCTAAGTTTGAATCTAAATAACCTTGATAAATAAAAACATTTTTATTAATTATGTTTTCTGTGAGTGCTAATGCTATATATGTTTGATCTACACCAGATAAACTTAAAGAAAGTGAATTTTTTGTTGGTGCATTTGTTTCTTGTACTCCAGTTATTCCTCTAAAATGTCCATTGGATAAATAAGTTTGCGAACTTCCAGAAACACTTGATGTAATATCAAAACTAGCATTTGTTAAATATACTCTTGTTGAAAAATCTATATCTATCAATAAAACAGATTCTATTACGCCTGTAGCTAGTTCTGTTTTTACTGCACTTGTTAAACCCCTAGCCATTTACAAACTCTCTATTACATCAAACTCATAACTAAAAAGTAAGTTTCCATCTTTGTCTACTTGCCCTGTTGCGAACTCTTGAACATCACTTGTAAGATGAACATTAAAAGGAACTGAATCATAAGTAACAGAACTATTATCTGCTAACGCTTCCCTTAGTG